TCGACACACTTGAGATTCTCAATGATAGCGACACGTTCTGGGCCTGGCATAAATGCTCGACCTTTTTTGCGGGCAAGCCAGGCATCACTGTTGACTCCCACTATCAAAATATTACCAAAAGCTCTGGCGGCTTTTAAGTATTCGATATGTCCTGAATGTATAGGATCAAATCCGCCAGTACACAGTACCACACGATTAATCACTTTACGAATCTTTCCTTGGGCGGTCTCGTTATGCCGACAGGTTTAAGAAGTTGGGTTTCTCTGGTTGTTACCTTGGGCTGTTTAAGTTTAGATTCTTTAGCATCGACATTTTTATTAAAAATACCATTTATCACTGGCTCACCAGCTTCTTCTGGAATTACTGTCTGTTGTGGGATCCAATCAATATAATAGTTTTCTTTATCTAGCCAGGGCATGATCACTTCTTCTTGTTTTAGGAACCCATTTTTATTAATACTTTGCACCACGCTAGGGTGTAATAAATTCTTGTCAGCTAGATCAAACCAGGTGGTAGTTTTAGGATCCAATGGTTCTACATCACTCTTATACACAGCCATCTGTATCCATGGATCATTAAACTGTTTTAATAGATACGCATCACGGCAATCAAAACCATTAACTGCTAGCATGTACAATAAACTAGTAGGAGTATGATTATAATAACAATTATTGTAGGTTCTACTGTAATATCTATTATTTTCTACACCATTATTTTGCGGAACATGAATGACCAGCATGCCATTAACATTCATCTGCTCATTCCAAAATCGTAGTGTTTCCAATGGATTATGACTATATTGTAGACTATCATGGCTCCATATTAGATCAACATTAACAGGAATAATGCGCCGATCAGTAAAATCTCTGTTAATCTTATTGATGTTTGTGAGATCAGGAACTTGACTTAATTTATTTGCGTCTCGATCGACAGCAAAACAATTATAATTATATGGTTCTGGTGGATCATCTTTGCTTTCTAACATCGCCCACCATGTGATATCTCCGCCGGTTCCACAGCCCATGTCGCAGATAGTGTGCAGACTTTCTAAGAATGTGTCATATCCATTGATGAGATCTAATGTTTTTTTATTATGATTAGCCAATTGATGCGTCCTCCATACCAGCAGTACGTAATCTAGTAACGTGTCCTAGCATGAAGTTTTTGCTTTCAAGCCCCTTCATGATGCCTAACCAACGATTACGCAGTAGTGCTACTTCATTGATGATAGTTTCAAAGTCAATTACTTCATCTTCACCATCAACATACTTTTCTACGTCACGACTTGTTAGGGCACGTTGATAGTTTTCTAAATATTTCTTAAAGTGTTTAGTACGTATCTTGCGTAGTTGAATATTTAGATAGTTGAGAACCGCTTCAATCTCTTGTAATTGATTAAAACGGCGTTCTGTAATACCAGGCAGGCCAGCAAGATTTTTTTCTATGTTGCCATAGACCCCAACTTCTGTTTTGGCATCGTCCAGTTCTTTTTCATAGTGATCTATAAAGTCCGGAATACTGCCTAAACTTGCAACTACACGACTATACCACATTAATAGTCGTCACCGTCATCTTCTTCATCAGCGATTGCTTGATCTTCTTCATCACCGAGATATTCTTTAACAGCACGACCTAGATAAGCATCAGTTCCGCCAAAGGTTTTAAGCTCACTTTCGGTGATGTTGTGATCTGCAGCAACACTGATCACGTGATCTGCGGCCGCTTGGCGATCTTTGGGATTGATATACTCTTTGCAAGTAAGCCAAACTTCACTGGCAATATCTAATTCAATACTCATTCTGCTATCTCCTCTTGTGTTTCTTCAACTACTTTTGATTCAGTACTTAGCAGATTAACATTAGATGATAATTCTTTCATTACTTTATCTAAACAACCATCTTCATTACGCTCCCATGCTTTACGGAATTGTTTAATAGTCGTTTTATCGGCAAAAGTATAAACTAAACTGTTGCCTTCTTTTTTAAGCAAGTTTTTAGCTTCTAACATGTCTGTTAAACCGCTGTATGGACTCATACCAGTTTCATATGGAATCTCTACTTGTACACTTTCAAACGGTTTAGCATATCTAGTCTTCATGATCTTACAAGCAGCACGGATACCATTAACTGTTGTAGTCTTATTACCGTCTGCATCTGTTTTAAGTTTAAGTTTACGCATAGCAACAACGATCGAACTTGCGTAGATAAAGCCTTGACCACCCGAAATCTTATCATCTGGATCAAACATGTCCTGCGAAGCGTATGTATGGTTAGTACAAACTAATCCTAAGTTCAATGTACCAAACATGTTCACGCAGTTACGTACAAGTGCTGTAAGTGCTTTAGGTTTACGGCCCATGTCACCTTTCATCTCTCCTGCTTCAAACTGGTTAACGTCAGTTGGAGTTAACATCATGCCCAAACTGTCTAATACGAACAGAACCTTTGGACGATCTTCTTCTGGTAGTGTGCGATACTCTTTAACAAAGTCACTAATAACTTTAGCCACATCATCGATCATAGCCATGTTAAGTTTAAGTAGTTTGTCTTCTGTAGTGTCTACTCCCAATGCGTGTAACCAGGCCTCATCAAGTGCGTTTTCTGTATCGATCAAGATAACATAAATGCCTTGCTCTTGTGCGTGTCGGACAATATTACCACTACAGATAAAACTTTTACCTGCGCCTGATTCTCCTGCAAATACAGTTACTTTACCCATCGGAATACCTCTTTCAAAGTTACCAGATAGTAAGTAATTTAATGTGTAATTGCCTGTTGAGATCCAATCAGTTGGATCGTTAAATCCAATGCCCAGGCCTTCGATGCTTTTGGTAATCGACTTTCTAAATTTTGATATATCAAATGGTTTTGCCATGTTTATTGCCTCTCTATTAAATTATATAATTCTGTAAATACTGCTCTGCTATTAACGTTACGTCTTTGATCCATTTTTGCTATCTCTGTTAAACAGTATTCAATATTCTTTTCTACGGGTGTTTTTATATATTGTAACACATTTCTTAACCCGTTTTCAAGTAAAAATCCTGGTTTTTGACTAATCCAGTCTTCTAATTCTCGCTCTACTGATTGTAGCATAATATTTGGTAAATGTCTAATGTTTAGGTAATCCGGATCTAACAATGCACCTATAACAAAACTATTATTGTGGAATCCTGACCCTTTGAGAAATCTAACCGTATCGAATAATGATCTATAGTTTAATAGATGGTGTAACATGTTAAATGTTATCTTATGATCAAGTTGTCTAATTTGATTTAAATTGTCTAAAAAATCTTCCCATACTCCACCATATCTTACGTATTCAAATTCTGCGCCCATTTCATCAACGCTTATGGTCCAATGCACATTAGGAAATTCACATATCTTTTCAAATACTCGGGTTCCGGTCTTGCTTAAATTAGTGTTTACCCTAAGATTAACCTGCGGATTTTTTTCTTGTAGTATTTCTAATAGCTCTAGATTTTCTTTCATTAGTAATGGCTCGCCACCGGCCATATACACATGTTTAAGTTGATGGGCATTTTTAAAAACTAATTCTTTAAGCTCAGCCACTCTTTCTCGACTAGGCTCTGCAATAGTCATCTTAAGTTCGTTAACCCATTTACTAGAATATTCCGGACCACAGTAAACACACGCATGATTACAAACATTACTCCATCGTATATCTATTGTATGTAGATTAAAGTTATCAACCCTATCATATAATGTCTTATCGACTGATTTTAATTCTTTAAGATAGAATATGCGATCACTGATCATATCATATCCTTTTTTATCATCTTCGAGATCATAACAAACATGACAGCCCAATCCATCTTTATGATCAAGCATATTCTGTTTGGTTTCTGTATTTGTTTTTAGTATATCGTATATTGAATTATCTTTCAGATTTCCTATAGGGAGTTGACTGCGTATACAATTAAGAACGTTACCATTCGAGTTATACATAAATCCAGTCCAAGGTATAGGACAAAACTTTTTATTGGTTAGATATTCTTTACTGTCCATTGATATACTCTATAGTTTCTTGTGCATACTCGTCAACATCTTGATATTCTGGAGATCGTTGTCCAGGTTGAGTGGCTATTGCCCCAGGTTTAATTAATATTAATTTTGGCAGTAGTGATCTTTCTTGGCATTGCGAATGTGCTAACTCTAATGCTTTTTTTTGTATTATATATTGATCCCATTCTTCTCTGGGTGCTACACTGTTGTTGGTCATCTGTGTGCTGATATTGATGATAGTTTTATTTTGCCTTCTCCAACGATTCCACACTTCCCAAAATAATTCAGTTTGTGCAAATCCTACTTGTGCATTATTAATAAACACATCGCAAGATTCAATTATACCTGCTAATTTAGGTACGCTACGTATATTATAACCATTACGACGACTTAGTCCAACAACTTCGTGACCTTGTTCTGTATAGATTTTTGCTAGTGCTTGCCCTATTCCTGCACTGTGTCCTGTAATAGCGATTTTCATTTTAATAAATGTATTGGTTGATTTACAAATGTAAAGCTAGCCACTATCCTTGGTAATTCTGTTGCCGTTAAATTTATTACATTATGTGGTAATCTTGAATGAAATGCTATAGCTTTATCCATGTCATGTAACTCCGCGGCCAACTTTAGATCATCAATGACTAGCCCACTAACAGATTCTTGTTTATCACCAAATGGATTTTTAATGCGAGGAAGTTTTGCTATTTCATCATTACTTAATTCGTACCATCTGTTAACCCACCCTTGTGTATTGCGTATTGGTATATTAATCTTAGCTATCATAGGTAATGTGTCTATATGCAATAGTAAATCTTCATATAGTATGGTCACCGAAGCATTTTGAATATATAACTTATTTTTTAGAAAAAATTTAACTAGTTCTGGAATGCTAGTTATTAATTTTTTAGTATCTAAAAATTGCCAATTCTTAGCACCAGACGATAGTAATTCTGTGTTATTTAATAAAAAATCATAGATCTTAGATTGGATAATCTTTAAATCTTCGCACTCTAATTCTACATATGGTTTTAGATTATTCATATACCTCTTAACCGTTTTTGCTCTTGTATGTATGCCAATGATTCTGGGGTATCTTTATTTTCAACTGCTAATTCCGTTGGTGATTTTAGATATGCATAGCTGTGATCTATATTATGTTGTTTAGCAAAATCTATAATATTTGGTAGGTCATCTACGTTTAACGCACTAACAGTAGTCCATAAATTCAACTGAATTGGCATTGCTTTGTATGCTAATAGGTTATTATAAAACTTTTCCCATTTAATTGGCCAGCGTACAAAGTCATGCACAGTCCCAATTCCATCTAAACTAACTGTTACAGTGACATGAACTCCACGATTAGTTAACGGTATCAACTCTTCTAATACTGTACTACAGTTTGTATTAAGCCTAATTGACTTGATGTTTTCAGGTAAGTTAGCTAGTATATGTTTATAATTTTTACTGGCGCTAGGTTCACCACCATTGATATCTAAATGTACAACTCTATCTAATGGTAACTCCCAAAATTTATTTGAATTGTCTACTATAGGATATATTTTACTTTTCAATCCGCCAATTAATGTACTAAGGTCTTCATTGCAGGTCAAGCAAGCACTGTTACATATATTATCTAGTACTCCACCAACTGACAAATAGTCTTCTTGCTTTTGTAATTTATCAAATTCAATAGCATTTAGCCTAATACTAGTTTGATTTAATTGTTCTGTTTGTTCACATCTCCCACACCATTTTGGCCAAATACCTTTGTGCATGGATAATTTAACATTGCGCAACCAAAGACTTTCATCCATTTCTTCAAGCGAGTTAAACTCTGGTGCATCAACCATGTGGCCGCAGCGGCTAACTGTGCCTTTAGGATTAAAGCGAACAAAATGTTTTAGTCTAGGGCAATGCATGATAGTTTTGAATACGCAATAGGATCTTGTGCTTTTAAATGAGCCAATATTTCATTAACAGTTACTTCTTTACCCACTAGTTCTAATAATAAATAGTCCAATCTTTGATACATTTCATTATGTATATTATTTTTTAATCTACTAATAACTTCCTCTGACAACATATCTGTTTCATTGGGTTTAATTGATAATGGTGTAAATTTATTTAATATTGACATATCGTGTAACTGTAATACTGCCATGGTGTTTGTGTATTTAGACAAATTAATAATCCAACTCAACTGTGGTGCATAATGTCTATTTAAAAACAAATAGTTTTCTGCAAAATATATTATCGTATCAACATCTAACTGTGGATTAGCTTGTTTGGTATTATAGACGTAGGTATTAACCCCAGAAAGGAATCTACTTATTGGATCTCTGAATATTACATCAATAATTGAAATTCGTTTAATTTGCTCGTTAAAAAATGTTTTGTAGCCCTGTTGTCTAGCATATTCAATCAGACTTGAACTACCATTTTTATAAATGGGATAGACAAACCGTTGCAAGGCAGGAATTTCTATTACCTCACAACGGTTTGGAAAGATTATTTCATCTATCCTTGATAACACAACTATTACTTCTTATGAAGTCTTTTGGCGGTTACGAATCATCGCTAGGATGTCTTCAGCACGTGCTGTTCCACCTGCTGGAGGTGTTGCAACTGGTGCTGTAGGAGCCGCTGGTGCAGCCTCTGTAACCACTGGAGCGACCACAGCTGGAGCAGTTTCGAATTCTTCATCTGCTGGTGCTGGTGTTGCTGTTTGTGCTACGGGTGTAGCTGATTCAGCTGAGACGATTGTTACGCCTCTTGGTTTGTAATAATTACCCCAACGATCTGCGTCATATGCTTGTCCGTCCACACTTGCTTCAAACATTTCTTTCATGACTTTAAGTTCAACTTCGCTTGGTTTCTTAGGTAAGAAATCTTTCAAGTTGTATAAGCCGTGAGTTTCAATAGCCGCAGCTTCTTCTGCTGTTAGTGCAGATTCTTTGCGTGACCATTTTGAAGTGCTGTAGTCTGCATAACCACCTTTTGATGTTTTAGTAACTGTAAAGTCTAAACCACCTTGGTAGTCTGTTGGTAAGTTTTCTAACTCTGGATCAAGTAATGCTGATTTG